TTAGCTGAGAAATATACAGAGATGATTACTCCACAAGTTAACGGGCACATAGAGCATATTCTTATGGAAGATAAGGATGCGTCGAATGTCTTGTTATTGAATTACCATAATACCTTACAAAGTACACATGGTTTATCATATCACTATTTAACAGCTCTTACAGAGAAGAGAAGAGGGTATGAAACTAAGGCAACTATTAAGATATGGAAAGAGTTGGAGTATATTAACTACGGTGATGAGCTTGAAAGGATTAATGACAATCAATTCATCAGAATGGATACTATTGAGAACTATCGTAGAACGTTCCCTAATTTAGTAGCTTTATTAGAGGACTCTGGGGCAAAATCTGCTGCGATGTACCCGATAGTAGGTATTGATGGACCAATAGGGTTAGTAGTAATTATCTATCCTAACGACAAGGAATACTATTTAGGATACTACAATTCTGTTATTGCTCCATGCATTCAGCCTTTATCTACATTACTAGATTATAACTCAATTAGGAAGAAATTTAAAATGGATTATGAAAGTAGACAAGAGGAACAAGGAAATATGTTACAACGATTCTTCCCATATGTATTGGAGTGAAATTGACAATACTATATACACTTCAGTAACAACAATGATACATGAGTTCTGTCAAAAGTTCGACAGTGATTTCTGGTCGCAGTACAAAGCATTACAGAAGCTATTAAGTGCTGAACAGTTTGCCATGGAGAAGAAGAGACTATTAGAAACTAAACGTTTTGATAAGAAGTACTTCTTAGACATGTATGATTTAAATGAGACGGAGTTTAATTCTGCACAACAAGATATACTGGATGAGTGGTCTAAAACTAATGCCGATTCCAAGGAAAGAGGTACAAAGATTCATAGTGATTTGGAACATCAATACTTAGGTAAGAGTTCATGCCAAATGAGAAGTTACGGTTTAGGCGGAACTTTTGAAGTTAATACTAATGAATCTTTAGAGAAGAATAACTTAGACCTACTAAGCATAGAAAGAGGAGTCTTCCCTGAATATATGATATATAGAAGGTCGGACGACAATAAGTTTAGGTTGGCAGGTCAAATTGACTTACTTATTAAGGACGGAAATGACATTTACATTGTTGACTACAAGACTAATAAAAGTATTGACGAGAAATCTTACTTTGATACCAGGACTAAGAAGAGTCAAATGATGAAGTATCCTATGAATAATTTAATGGACTGTAATAAAGTACATTATACTTTACAACTATCTACCTATGCATGGATGCTTCAGAAATTAAATCCTGATTTTGTTATTAAGAAGTTATTGCTTATACATTATGACCATAATGGTAACGTTACAGAACATGAGTTAGATTACCTTAAAGATGATGTAGAACGTATGTGTAAGCATTGGAAGAAGCAGTGTATACTTGAGGAAATCAAGGAGAAGAGAAAGCCTATAGAGTTCTAATGAGCTAGTTCATAATCATAGAGTATCTTTCAAACTGGGATTTGAGATATTAAAAGTAAAGTATAATTAAAGCTCATTAGAAATCTATGGGAATTACTAATATTGTAAATGGACACTTAAATGAGTTACTAGGTAATAACGAAGAAATGGCTAGGGCTCGTATTAGAATATGTAAGAAGTGTCCTATTATGAAGGATTCATTTATAGGGTATGTATGCAGTAGTAAACTGTGGTTAAACCCTAAAACAGGAGATATATCAACAGAACGTAAAGATGGTTATAAACGTGGATGCGGGTGTAGGCTTAATGCTAAAGTTAGGGATATTAAGTCTTCATGTCCAGCAGGTAAATGGTAAATGATTTAAATTATGAGTAATAACGGAACAATGGATGTAATGTTTGGGGGTAAAGGATTAAGCTTTGCCGGTGCAGATGGATTTAAAGATTTAAAGAAAGAAGCTGCTGTGGAAGCACATAATAAAGCAGTAGATACTTACACTAAAGCACTTAATAAGAACATTAAAGATGAATTGGAGAAAGCAGAGGAAGTAACAGAGAAGATGAATAGTATGGAAATTATGCCTATTAATTCATACGTATTAGTTAGACCTTATGCTAAGAATCCGTATCAGAAGATAGAAGTAACTAAAGGTGGACTTATTATACCAGAATATGACGGAGCATTTAAGAATCCAGACACTGGAGAGAAAGATACAGAGTATCAACTTTCAGTTGTAGCTAATGTTATAGAAGTAAGTCCTTTGTGTAAGTTTATTAAACCGGGAGACGATATATATTATAGGCGTTCTTCTGGAGTACCTGTTCCGTTCTTCAGACAAGGATTTGAAGTTGTAGCTGAACAGCAAGTACAAGTGGTTATTAATGAAGGTTTAAAAGAACGATTTAAGAGTATAGAATAATGGAAGAGAAAGTGTTTTATCAACCAGGAGATGTAGTAACATTAAGACAAGACATCCCATATAAACCTCAGATGATTGTAGTTAAGAAAGAGACGATGACGTTTAGACCATCTAAGGATGAGAAGAAAGATGAATATTTCAAGGGTATTAGATGTAGATGGTTCTCTACAAGAGGAGAGCTACAAGAAGCTATCTTTAATACTAAAGACTTAATTAAACTATAATGGCAACTAAGTTTCAACAAGGTGGGCAGGATGACCAAGAGTTGTTCTCTGCCTACCTTATTAAGTTATTTAAGCCTAAGTCTCAGCAGGAGTTTGAGGATACTATATCCAAACTCTCAGAGAGGGAAATTAATGAAATCTATAAACAATACAAGAGTATGGAGAATAATCAAACTATCATGGCTAAGATGGGAG